CATGCAGATCACGTGAATCGAGAGTTAAGATCTTCTATTGAGGGATACGTTAGATCACTAAGCTGGCTGAAGCTTGAGGGTGAAACAGTCGATGAGGAAGAGTGTACTCGTCTGGCTATTAGGGCGATAGATCGCTTTAGTGCAAAACAGATTGGAATCTCACAAGATGTCTTGAGGCAACAACTCACCAAGAGTAAGCCTGATGAGATATTATCTGACGTAAATTTTATTACAACAGAGTGGGAAGGCGACGGAGTAATCAGAGCAAGTGTAGATAGTTTATTGTCTACGGCTCGCACATTAACATTAAAAGGGGAAAACACATGACTAAGAAGCGCGAAGTACGAATGTTCTCCACTGCGCTGAGACTAGAAACTCGCGCAGATGGGGAAAATAAGAAGAATGTATTGGTGGGACACGCCGCTGTATTCAATCAAAGAACCAATCTTGGGTACTTTGACGAAGTGATTAAGCGAGGGGCGTTCAAGAATACGCTTGCTGAAGGTGCTGACGTTAGAGCACTTGTAGATCATGACCCATCAAGGATTATTGGCAGGACAAAAGATGGCGGTAAGACTGGAACTCTGAGAATGAGAACAGATCGTATTGGCTTATTAACAGAGATTGAAGTTGCTGACACCCAAGCTGGTAGGGACTTAATGGAATCTGTCCGTCGTGGAGACATCGATGGAATGAGCTTCGGGTTCTACGTTAGAAAGAATGGTGACAACGTAGTAGAGGAATCTGACGGCACTCTCTTGAGAGAATTAAGAGATTTAGATCTTTTTGATGTGTCTGCTGTAGGATTTCCAGCTTACTCGCAAACTGATATCGCAGAAAAGAACTCCAATACACCGAATTTTGAGGCTAGAACCATTACCGATGTCTATGATTCTATCCCTGAAGAGTTAAAAGAGAGAGCAGAAGAGTCTCGTAATAAGCTAGAAACCTCTGAGGAAGTTGATATGACTGAGGATATTGTCTCGAAAAGTACTAGTATTGATGAAAGTGACCTTACGAGCACTATCAAAAGGTGTATTCAGGAAGCTTTTGCAGAGCTAGAAGAGACAGGGGAGCTGACTCCCGGAACGGACGGAGAGAAAAAAGAGGACAATAACGAAGGCGAGGGGGAAGTTACCCCTAGCGAAGTTGAGTCTTCTGAGGATGAAGGCCGCTCCAAGTCAAGTAAGGAAGTCTCAGAGGATTCAATGGTAAAACTTATAGCCCAAAGAAAGCGTGAGATTTTATCTCTTGAACATCAGAGAGATTTACTTTAAACTGTAAAAATGAAGGTGCTATTAGTCCTTAGAGAAGCTGTCGCTATCTCTACTAATAGCAGTTCCTCCTAAACCACCAACTGACGTTGGCTACGGGGTTCACCACGACAGAATAGTTGTATCTAAAATCTAAAACTACTTAAACGGAGTAATATAATGAAAACATTAGAAGAATTAAAACTAGACCGTGATGATGCGTTGCGATCTATTGGTGAGCTTCTTGGGCTTTCTGTAAAGGAAGAGAGAGATTTCACTGAAGATGAGCAGAAGCGTTATGATGATCTGAAGTCAAAAGAAGTTAGACTAAAGAAACAAATCACGGCACTAGAAGAGAATGCTTCTGAGCGTGCTCTTATAACTAAGGCTGACGACAATCAACCATCAAGTAGATCTAAGGACATCGGCAAAGCGGATACTAAGATTGAAATGGGCGAAGATCGTTCTAAAAGCAAGTCTCAGTGGAGAGACATCTCTGAGTTTATGAAAGCTGTTGTTACGGCGTCAGATCCTCTTAAGCGTGGCAAAGTTGATGACAGATTGTTTAGCCCTGATGGATTTAATGCAGAGCAGCGAGCTGGACTTGGAATGAATGTGGCCGTAGATGCTGAAGGTGGTTTTTTAGTGGACCAGCCCTTAAGTCAAGAGCTTCTTACTAAAGCATTTGATGTTGGTAAGCTTTTTCCTAAAGCTCGTCAAATCCCTATTGCTGCAAATGCAAATTCGATCAAGATAAATGCTCTTGAAGATGCGGACAGGACTGACGGCAACAGAGCAGGGGGCGTGGTCGTCGACTGGGTAGCTGAAGGTGCGACTACTGCTGAAGGTCGTCCGACGTTTAGACAGATCGAGTTAAATCTTAATAAGCTATTAGGATTTGTATATGCAACTGAAGAAATGATGCAGGATTATGGAGCTACGGCTTCGATAATTCAGCAAACTCTTTCTGATGAAATTGCTTATAGGCTTGATAGATCAGTACTTCTTGGTGATGGAATTGGGAAACCTTTAGGTCTTCTAAGTTCTGGTGCTAAGATTGCTCTTACTCGTACTGGCGCTGGGCTTATTCAATATGCAGACATAGTTGCAATGGAAGAAGCTCTTTGGGGTAGATCTGATGATAACGCAGTTTATTATGCGTCAAAATCTATCTTTCCTCAGTTGATGAACATGACTTTTAGGACTACTGCTGGTGATCAACATCCAGTTTTCTTAACTATGAATGCTGGTGCAACTGAAGCTCCAAGAAGAACTTTGATGGGTCGTCCTATTGAATTCCTTGAACAGAGTCCTATTCTCGGAACAGAGGGAGATCTCGTTCTTGCTGATATGAATCAGTACTTGTTCGCAACAAAAGGTGGATTAAAGCAAGCATTCTCTATGCATGTTAGATTCTTGTTCGAAGAAAATGTTTGGAGGGTAAGTTTTCGGGCAGATGGAACACTGTCATGGAATACGCCTCTTACTCGCGCCGATGGTGTTGGTACTGAGTCTCCAGTCATAACTATTGCTGCTTAATTTTTAGCAGACATGAATTAGCCTACTTGGGGGGAATACTCCCAAGTAGGTTTTAGTCATGGAATCAGTTTTTGAGGAACTATAAAAATGAAAGTAATAATAAAATACAAAACAGAATTGGGACGTGGAGTTAAGTATAGAGCTGGTTCTCTACAAGACTTACCTGACGCAGAAGCAATTCAGTTAATAAACTCTGGTAGTGCTATCCCATATGAAGGTAATGGTACGGCAATAGATAACCGAGAGACAAGAGTGATTGAGCCTAGAGAGGTTCGTGCTCCAGTTAATAATAAGAGGGCATTGAAGGCTGCTAAGATTGCTAGAGAAATGGAAGCTAGTAAAACAGCAGTGGAAGAAGAAGCACCAAAAGAAAAAGTAGAGCTTGAAGAGATAGTAGAAGTAGAGTCAGCAAAAGAAGAGGGATCTGAGGATGGCGTTAAGAAGAATAACAGAGCCAAGCGAAAATCCAATAAGTCGGGATGAAGCCAAGCTTCATCTTCGGGTTACTGATGATAATGAAGATACCTTAATTGATGCATTAATTGCTTCTGCTACCCAAGAGGTAGAAAAGATATTAAGGCGGTCTTTAATATCTCAACAATGGCGACTATCCCTAGATCGCTTTCCGTCCACTTCTCTGTATGGGGAGGCCTCACTACAGCAAAGGAGTAGGGCATCTCGTCGTCCCGGTCATTTCTCGACAGGAGCAAACGAAGGTAAGACTATTATACTCGATTGGCCTACAATAATAGATGTCGATCTAGTTGAGTACTACGATGAAGATGAAGTCTTACAAACTCTAAGTTCTACAAAGTATGATATTGATAACGAGAATGAGCCGGGGAGACTCGTATTAAAGAATACGGAAGGCTGGCCTAGTACGGCGATAGTACCAAATGCCGTTAAGATTGAATATACGTCGGGGTATGGAACAGCTTCAGTTGACATTCCTCAAGCCATACGACAGGCAATATTAATTACAATAGGACATAACTTTGAGAATAGAGAATCAGTTTTAGTTGCTCCGGGCTTAGTCGTTGCGGAGGTACCTAGAAGTGTAGATTGGATTTTACAGCCTTATAGAGTAATAGAGTTTGTATAATGCCGAATATTGGAAAGCTGGATAGATTTATTAAGATTTTATCCATTAGTAAGAGTAGGGATGAGTCAGGGCAAGTTGTGCTCACTACTAGTTTGTTCCATGAAGCATTTGCTGCCATAAACCCTGTTATTGGAAGAGAGAGGTTTGCGGCAGAACGAGAGATGGCTATTAGGAGTTATAAGTTTTTAATCCGCTATAAGGATGGGCTAACTGAAGAGATGATTGTTGAGTTTGAGGGAGAAGAATACGATATCGTTGGACTTGCTCCGATGGGGA